ATCCTTTTTATTAGCCGTATACTCCATGTTAAAATGCACTTTGATTCCGGGAACTAAGATTGTTATAGTAGGCGCTGCCTTTAGGCAGTCCAAAGTTATTTTTGAGTATATGGATACTATTTGGAGAAATGCTCCTATCCTTCAAAGTCTCTGTACAGATAGTAGCGGACCTCGTAGAGATGTAGATAGATGTACTATGCGGATTAATGACAGTTGGGCTATGGCGGTGCCTCTGGGCGATGGAAGTAAGATTAGAGGTTTGCGTGCTCATACTATTATTGCCGACGAATTCAATAGTATTCCTGTGGATATTTACGAAACGGTAGTGGCTGGTTTTGCAGCAGTTTCTGCTAATCCTACCCAGAATGTAAAAGAAGCAGCTAAACGTAAGAAGTTACAAGATAAGGGCGAATGGAGTGAGAGACTGGAAGACAAGTATCAAGACCGTCAAACTAACCAGTCTATTATATCGGGAACCTGTGGATATGGCTTTGAGCACTTTGCCTCTTATTGGAAGAAGTATAAATCAACGATCCAAACCAAGGGTGATTTTAAGAAGGCAGCCGGCGACGAAGAAGACAATGGAGAGGAACTTCCAGAATATATGAAGCGTCTTGACTGGAAATCATTTTCTATAGTTCGCATCCCCTATGAGCTAATTCCTGAGGGATTTATGGATGATCAACAGGTAGCGCGGGCTAGAGCTACCATGCACAACGGAATCTATCAAATGGAGTATGGGGCGTGTTTTACTTCAGATAGTCAAGGGTTTTTCAAAAGAAGTCTTATTGAGGGGTGCGTAGCTCATGATCGCAATTGTGGAAGTCCAGACTGGGCTCCATGGTGTTCGACTCCGTTTGATCCCATGACTAGGGGAAATCCAGATCTTAAATATGTTTTTGGTATTGACCCTGCATCTGAGCAAGATAATTTTGCATTGGTAGTAATTGAGATTCATCCTGAGCATCATAGGGTAGTATATACATGGACGACGAATAAGAAGGATTTTCAAAGTCGCAGACAAATCGGCTTAACCGATGCTAATGATTACTACAGTTTTTGTTGTAGAAAAATTAGAGAGCTTTATAAGACATTTCCGTGCGTTAGTATAGGAATTGACGCTCAAGGTGGTGGATATGCCTTAGCGGAAGGTTTAAGAGATCAGGATAAAATGTTTCCGGGAGAACGGCCCATTCTTCCTATTATTGAGGAAAAGAAAGAGAAAGATACAGATCGTATAGCTGGAGACCACGTTATAGATCTTGTTCAGTTTGCCAAGGCTGAGTGGACCTCTCAGGCTAATCACGGACTTAGAAAAGATATGGAAGACAAAGTTCTTTTATTTCCTAGATTTGATACTTTAACTTTAAGTCTTATGAGTGAGAAAGATAAAGTTTCGTTTAGACAGTTAAAAGACAAGGTTGGAGAATCAAATGCTCTGAGACTATACGACACAATGGAAGATGCTGTTATGGAAATAGAGGAGCTGAAGGATGAACTGGTAACGGTTGTTGTTTCCATCACTCCGGGGGGTAGGGAAAGATTCGATACTCCGGAGATTAAGACTGATACTGGAAAAAAGGGTCGGATGAGAAAAGATCGTTACAGTGCTTTAGTTATTGCTAACATGATAGCTCGTCAAGCTCAGAGAGAAATCCCCGGACCTGTATATAATAATATTGGAACTGTAATTACTCCGGGGGTCTTCAAAACTAGTCCTACTAATGAAATGTATGTTGGTCAAGAGTGGGCTGCTCAAATGAACCAAAATACTTGCTTTGCAATTCGTCGTAATTAATATCGTTGGTGTAATAAACAATAGGTATTGATTATTCATTCAATTACTATTACTTTTATAGGTAACGCAAGTGGCAAAAAAACCTTCTCCGAATGCCAAGCAAGAATTTCCTGCCGATGGTCCTGCTTATGTTAGTTGGGACGGTAGTAAGGCTGAACGTGCTGATTCTCTAAAAATATATACAAAAGCTATTCAAGAGAGTTCTACAGCCTCATATAATTCTTATCAGAGAAATTTTTCAGATTTAACCACTAACCTGAGCGGAAGACCGGGATTAAGAAATAGCGATTACGACTATTTTCGTCCTGAGCAGGCAGTCCCCGAAAAGCCTAAAGATATTATTGCTTTTGCTCGCTCTTCTTATAGAAGAATAGGATTGATTAGAAACGCTATTGACCTTATGGGCGATTTTGCTTGCCAAGGCGTTCGATTAGTCCATCAAAATAAAAGAGTAGAGAAATTCTACAATGATTGGTTTAATCGTGTTCGCGGAAAAGAAGTTTCTGAACGACTTTGTAATTTGTTGTTTAGAGAGGCAAATGTTCCCATAAGAATGCGCACTGCTAAGATCAATAGACAAAAACGATTAGAAATGCAGAAGTCGGTTGCCTCTCCTGATATGTTTGCAGACCTCAAAGTTTCTAATTTTTCTCCGAGCGAAATTCCTTGGCAGTATTATTTTATTGATCCCCTTACCATAGAAGCTATCGGAGGTCCTTTAGCTGGTTCTGGTGGTGAACGTAAGTATGTCATGAAGCTTCCCAACCATATTGTTAATATGATTCGTAAGCTTCGTAATTCTAATGATCCTCTTGAAAGAGGCGTATTAGACGAGGTCCCCGAAGAGCTAATCCAAGCTGCCGATACAAATAAGGGAGTTCTACTACCTCAAGACAAAACTTTTGTTTATTTTTATAAAAAAGATGATTGGCAAGAGTGGGCTGACCCTATGACTTATGCATGTTTTAATGATCTTATATTATATGAGAGATTGAAGCTAGCCGATAAAACCGCTCTTGACGGCGCTATTTCTAAAATTAGAATTTTCAAACTGGGTAGTTTAGAGCACAAGTTAGCTCCTACTCCAGCGGCGGCTTCAACACTGCAATCTATATTGGGTGCGAATGTTGGCGGTGGCACTACCGATATCGTTTGGGGGCCAGATATTGAACTTCTTGAAACGGGGACGGATGTCCAACGCTTCTTGGGCGAGGAGAAATATCGTCCTACTCTTATGGCTATTTATGCGTGTCTAGGGATTCCCCCCACGTTAACTGGAACGTTTGGAGCTGCAGGCACAACGAACAATTTTATTTCTTTGAAAACGTTAACTGAACGTTTAAGTTATGTTCGTAATATTTTGTTAGAATTTTGGAATGTCCAGTTAAAGATAGTTCAAGACAGCATGGGTTTTAGATTTCCAGCCCAAGTTGAATTTGACTTTATGTATTTAGATGATCCTGCTGCAATGACAAATCTTTTAGTAGGAATGGCCGACAGAAACATTGTAAGCGATGAGTTTGTACAGCGACACATTAAGGCCAAGCCCGACATTGAAAGGCGTCGTGTAGTGGACGAGGAAAAGGTAAGAGTGTCTAAAGATTTAGAAAAAATTAGTCCTTACCATTCTGTAGATAAACAGTATGGTTTGGAAAAGATCGCTTTACAAACCGGAGTGGCATCTCCCAGTCAAGTGGGTGTAGAGCTGAAAAAGAAAAAGGGTGATAGGGCTGCGTTGGATATGAAACAGCCTAAATCTCCATCATCTCGCACTAATAACGATAATGTGCCCGGATCTCCCGGACGACCTCAAAATTCGCGAGATGTTCAACCTCGTAAACCCAAAGAGTTTAAGCCTAAAAATAAGGCTTCTATTGAATTATGGGCTAAAGAAGCTCAGGTAAAAATATCTGAAATTTTAAACCCCGGAATTCTTAAGAGATTTGAAAAAAAGAATATGCGGAGCTTAACAGCTGGAGAGTTTAATGAGTCTGAACAAATTAAGTTCTCTGTTCTATGTGGGCTTAATTACTTAGAGCCAGTCGATGCCGAAGCCATTCGAGCAGGATTGGCCAAAAAGTTGCCAAATGGTGTAATTCAAAAGTGTGAGGAGTGGATCACTAACGCTACTCATGATATGAATAGAAAACTTAGTATTGACGAAATTAGAAATATTCGTGCTACTTTCTATGTCGAGCACTGTGAATAAGGTAAAACTATGAATAATAAAATAGAAATTTTTCAAGCCGAAAAAGACGCTGGTTTGGAATCGTTGATTTCCGCAAATGCTTCTATCGCTTATCAGGCTCCAGTTCTCCTTAGTGATCAACCCGCCGAAATTCAAAAGAATTGGAAGCCCCTCCCTTTTGCTAAAGCTGCTAAAGAAGATGCGGATATCTATCATGTGTACTCTATTTTGGTTACGACCTCTTGGAACAAGAACGATGATGTTTTTGCCAAAGAAGAAGTATGGGCTTCTAAAGATACCCCTAAATATAAGCCTACTAACTTAGAACATGATGAAAAGCAAATTGTAGGTGGAATGATTGATAATTGGGCTGTGGATAAGAATTTTAATTTAATTGATGAAAATGTAGATCCTAAAGACCTTCCAGACCACTATCATATATTAGTGTCTTCTGTTATTTATAAACAGTGGCAAGACCAAGCTTATCAAAAGCGTGCATTGGACCTTATTAATCAAATTGAGGCTGGACAGAAACATGTTTCGATGGAATGTATTTTTCGAGGGTTTGACTACGCCGTAGTAGCTCCAGATGGAAAAAACCATATATTGGCTCGAAATGATGATACAGCCTTTTTAACACAACATTTGCGTTCTTACGGTGGAACAGGTAAATATCAAGACCACCAAGTTGGACGTTTATTACGA